CTGATCGTCAGTGTAAATGCTTGCGGCCTTTAATGTGATTGTATTCACAGACCCCCCCTGGGCAATTCCTGTGCTTGTTGTTGCACCAGAGGCAGTGATAGTAATGTTGCCTGTCGTTGCGCTGGGCGTAATTGTGAAATCAGGCATATGCGTATCGAAGGCATAGGCGTACTGAGGCAGATTAGTGATTGGCAGGTTCTCTAGCGTCCAGCTTGTATCACTGTTACGCACCAGGCGTTTAGTTTGCAGATCCTCATGGCAGAGAATGAGAGTATCAACCGCTTGCGTATAGTTGATCTCATCCAGCATTGCTGTGGTTATGTCTGTGGCCGTAATGTAGTCATTGCCAGTACCGTTGCTGTTGGTTTTCAAGACACCAGCCTTAACGACGTAGATCCTTTGAGTGACGAACACCAAAAGGTAACTATCATCAAAGCTAAACTCAAACGGGATTACCTTAAAGTCCGTAAAGCTTGAGCCAAAGTCATAGATAAACTTCATGCCATCACGGCGTTTAAACCCACCCTGGGGCTGGATAATGACGTTAGTGGCTTCCTCAAGAGCATTGCGATATTGTTCTAGGTCTGTGCGAGCGCGAATAAGGGGATCAAGCTCGCCAACCGAGAAGTTCGTTTGGAACTGCATAATCCGCATATTAGTATCTCACATCAATAAGAGAATAATCCTCAATGATCTGTGGCGGCTTGCCACGACTGTCTATGTTCATGGCCTCGCGCATTAGCCCACCCCGGTTTGACTCACCAGGAGATCCGTATGCTAAAGCACGGAAGTAATCCGACTTGCTGATCTGATCGGTAATTGTAAACGCTAACTCAGCAGCGAGAGAGGTGCGGAGAAGGCGCACGAAGTAATTAGGCATTTTGCTCTCATCGATCGTACCTTGATAGTCGATGAAAACCTTCTCGAAATTTGTGTATAGTTGATCGCCGTAAACTTCCCATCCATACCGGACAGGGTTCTCGCCAATGCCAGAGCTTGTAAATAGGGCCAAAACGCCGGAGAGCATATCCCCTGGCATCTGGTAAGCATCCTTCCACTCATCAATGGGGGCAGTAGAAAGGCGATTTAGTTGCACCTTCTTAACGCTCCAGCTCCATTGGTAGTTAGATAGAAGCGAATCCCGGAGATCAGGATAGAGCCGATCACAAGCTTGAGCTGAATCAGACCCCTCGGTAAAGGAGGAGATCGGAGCTGCACCCAACAATATCAGCGCATCAGAGCAAATGGAAAGTGAAGTGTCGCCAGCAGCCATAATCGTTCTCCGTAGGGTTTGGAGAGGCCAGAGAATCCGGCCCCTCCTTACTGAATTTACTCAGTGCAAGAGATCTTGACGATACCTTCTGCATCGATAGCAACAGATCCGGCAGAGAACATAGAAGCGACCAAGAAGGATGTCTTCTGTGGTACATAGTTGACTTCTGTTTTCTGGGACATGGACTCAGCGTAACCCATTGAGTCTTTGTGCCATGCGAAGCAAGTGCGAGTGGAAGGCTTAGGAATGCCGCCCTCGTCACGATCACCCATAGTAAGGATCTTGAAGCCCATGAATGTATCGATTTCACCTTGTACCAGAGCTTTTACAGAAGCAAAGTCTGAGCTGGTAACTTCGGTTTCACCAAGCAAGGCATCCAACTGAGAAGCGTGCATGAGGAGGTGGCGACCGTCAGCCGGTACGTTCTTCTCGTTCATTGCTTTTGCAGTAGCGCGGAGCTTTTCGATGTTCATGTTTGTGCCAGCACCACCGATTGTTGTTGCAACGGTAGATGTGCCTGTAGCGGCGTTCAGAGCATCGATCATGATCTGGTCCATGCGGCGAGCAATAGACTTAGATACAACCTGTACCAATTCAGAACGCTCATCAAAGTTGATGTGGGACTGTTGGAAAATGTCTGAGTATTCTGCTGCAATGTAGTCTTCCATTGTTGCAGTTACTTGGCCGTATGTGACGTTAAGTGGTGTAACATCGGTTTGTGGTACGCGGAGCGTAGCAACACCTTTACCGATTGTTGGGAACTTTACAGTGTTACCAGCTACTCCGGTGCGGGTCCGCATTGTGCCACGAAGCATGGATTCGGCTTGATACGCTTGTTTGACCTCAGAATCGAAAAGATCAACAAACGCGGTTGAGACGTTATTCGCCATTTGCAAAAACCTCCTTTTGCGTTTCAATTAAACGCTTCCGTTATCCGAGGTTCGGGCGGTCGCTTGCGCGTTATGGCCGCGCCAACCAGTAGATTACTACATCTAACGGGCCGAGCACGGTTAGCCGTTAGGGCTAAAATACACGCAAGCGATACTTATTGCAAGTCTCTATCACTTCTGCTGAGATTGGAACCACTTTTGCTCCATCTGAGTGCGCCAAGCAGCATCGCTTTTCCAGCGAGGATCTTTGATTGCAGATTCGAGATCTTGCTCAGTCATGGACTGCGTGGCTACAGTCGGCTTGATTGGAATATTCTCATTCGTGATAGCCTGGTGATACTTTAGGAAAGCATTGATAGCATCGGCATTGTTAAGGGAATACGCTATCGCTTCACGCTCAGAGTTGTTCAGAGGAGCCTTCATCAAGACACGCTCAGTCATTTGGATCTTCTCAGAGGCATTGGCCCCTAGCTTCTCCATCTCCGCGCGTTGATCGTATTGAACACTTTCTTGCTCATCCTTAGACATGGCTAAGACACGGCCGGCCAGATCCTCGAATGCAGCCTGGCTAATCCCGTTTTCTTTAGCCCAATCCTGATATACGGCGACAGTCGGATCGTCAGAGTCCAAACCCTGATCCGCAAGTGCAGATACATCATACTCTTCCGGTGCTTTATGTTTTCCGGCTTTAAACTTTTTCTCAAGCTCTGCGTAGCTCTTTGCCAGCTTTTCAACATCTGGACCGTCCTCGTCCCAAAACTTCTCTGGATAATAATCAGGCCGCTCTAATGGCTCGTTATCATCATTTGCGCTCACAGGCTCACCCTGTGGCTCTTCGTGTACCGCAACGGGTGCTTCCTCTTGGGGAGCATCAGGTTCCGATACGTTAATCATTGGAGCATCAGCTTCCATTTGTTCTGCCATTGCTTCAGCCATTGTTTGACCTTTCTATTCTTTTCTCAATCATGCGAACCATCTCAGCCATGCCTGTCCTAACATAGCCGAAACTCGCATCTTCCCCAGGAATCCAAGACGGTTGCTCAATAGTAATCGAGCGCAAGTGACTTAGGACACGTTGTCCCTCTGTGCTTTTAAAAACCTTGCCATACAGAATATCTATATCCGCAGCTTTTGGTGTTTCACTTGTTGCTTGGGTTAAGCCTTCCCACCCATCGGGTGAACTCATTGCATAGCCTCCATTGTTGCTCCACCATCATCAGCAGTCGGCGGCCCTTGTTCGGCCATTGCTTGCGCCTGCATCTGTTGCATCATCATTTCCTGCTCTTCCGGTGTGGTGAGCAAGTCCTGTTTGATGTTCATCTTATCGGCAATGAATGCTGTGATCCTTGGGATCGAGAGAGCCATCTGACCCTGTGGGCCTAGAGATTTGGCAATCTGCATAAACTGCACAATATCATTTACCTCTTGAAGCTTCTGAGCCTGGGCCAAGGGAGCTACCGGCGTCACCTTAACCTCAACGCCATTAACCTTGAGCGGCAAGTCGATGTAACCAGCCTGATCCATTACATAGAGAATACGCGATACCAGCGGAACCATAGTCTCATCGATCAAACGTCCAAAGGCAGAACCAAGGTTAGACGCCAACTCACGGGATCTCTCAGCGATCTCAGTAGCAGACCGAGCCGACATATTGTCCGGCGGCAAGGTATCGTCCATCAAGACCTTCTTAATGTTCATACGCAGATCGTTCATTACAATCTGGCTTGTGTTAAAGTCACCAGCACGGGGCAGAGGAGACAAAGACGGACCCTGTGCGCCACCATTCCGGGCAACGCCAATGATTGCACCAGGCTGGATCTTGACGTTCTGCGGATTGAGAACCCCATCATCAGCAGCAGTATATACGCCAGAGATAGACAAGGATGCGTTCTTCAAAACCAGCTCGACAGTCTTATTGAGCGTCTTGATGTCAGCAATAGCAGTAACCAATGGGCCACGGCCATAGATCTCACCGGCAACCTTCATGTACCGGGCCACGATAAATGGTGAGGATTTCATGGTGCGATATACCAGCTCTTGCCGCTTGGCAGGCCAGATAACGTGATAGCAATAAATAGCCTTCTCGTAATCGTAAACCACAGCATCCATCAGATCGATCTCTTTAGACGGGGACCGCTCTATGGCGTCAGCCAATTCTGGCGTGATCTGCGCGTCTGGATACTCTTGTGGTATCGCTTCGGCCTTCATGCGGATCTTGCGGTAGACGTTATCCACGTTGCCGAACGACCCTTCCTCAATAGAAACGAGGTACTGAGGGATTGGCGTAAAGCGGATAGGTGTGGCCTCATCACCTGGCGTTACCATCATAACGGCAGTGCCAACGCAGAGATCCAACAAGAACTCACCCATAGCCAGATCAAAGTTAGTCTGGCGCATAACCTCAAACATACGGGTTGTGTATGCGTCGAGTGCAGCCTGTGCCTGTGGCGTCTGGGCTTCTGGTATGCCGCTACCTGTCTCCAAGCGACACCATTGTTTCTGCGGCGGGAACAAACCAGCCTGGATACGGTTAGCAAAGCGTTGTGTTGCAGAGATCGCTGTGGAGTCGAACACACGCCCCATCTTGCGCTGACCGGCTGTGTTGACTTCATAGTTGCCATCGTACAAGTTGCGCTGTGGAAGGGCGAACTCATAGCAATCTTCATAGATAGAGCGCCACTGATCCTTGCGGGATTGGGCCTTGGCCTCACGCTCCATTAAATCTCTTACGTTTAGCCGAGCCATTTACTTATCCTTTTTGTGACGATTGGCGAAGTTACGCGCCGCATCAACAGATCCAAAGCCCCATGCTTTTAGAGCCAATGCCTTGCGGGTGGGTTCACCCTTTTCATTCTTCATCGGACCCTTCATCCCGGCGAACCTAGCAGCAAAGCTAACGCGCCGGGGATTGGTCCCTGTTTTGACAGGAGCCTTTAGATTGCCCCCATCCTTACGCTCAAAGTGCTTACTGCCAGCCTCATTAAGACCGCCCTTTGGGTTTTGATGGGCCTTCTTAACCATAGCTTACTTCTTAGATTTAGGCGCAGCAGCCTTTTTGGGCGCAGCTTTTTTCTCAGGAGCCGGTGCTTTTGCCGAAACTGGCTTCGGACGGATGTGAATGCGGGGATCTGATTTTATTTGCGTCATGTTGAACTTTCCTGATCTGTAAATAAAAGCTTCATCTTCTTAACCATAGTCTGAGCAGCCTCATACTTCTTGCGCCGAGCCTTACCCATTCTCTTTTTAGCAGCGCGTTTTGCTGCACGTTCAGCCGCAACCTGTTGAGCAATCAACTGATCTGGAGTTGGGCCAGCAGGCCGCCGAGCATAGCCGGGGCCATCGTCGCTTTGGTTGCTTTATGCAGACGCAAAGAAGGCTTGCTGTGCTGCGGTCGGGCCGCTAGATCCAGATGAATTAACAGGAGCATTGCCGCTAAGTATCGCTCCCAACCCAACCTTCAGCTCGGCAAACGAAGACTTGATGGTCGGCTTTTTACTCCACTCCTGCGGCATTATTCACCCCCAAGTGTAGATTGATACCCTTGAGGTTGCGGCCCTTCTTGCCTTGCCTGGGAGAATAACAGTCGGAGACCGCCTGACCGGCGCAAACGCCTGCGTCGTGCAACCCCTTGCCTTTCAGCAATTTCAGAAGACTCAGCCCGTTCATCTGCACGCGCCCGAGCAGAAGCAGCATCCTGTTCAGCAGTAACTTGCGCCGCTGTCTTTGTGGGTTTAGCCGGAGATCCACCGCCACCACCAAATAATCCACCCATGTTAAAACCTCACCATCATGTAATAGTCAGACCCATCTGGTCCGTACTTTCTCATAATGCTTTCTACCTCAAAACGTAGTGCCTTGGCAAACCTAAATGCGGTATCGTTATTGGTATTTACGCAGATCTGTAGCCTTTTTATTTCATTATTGGCTATTGTGGTATCGGTTAGTTGCTTAGAGGCTCTGATAACCGATATCGCATGGCGCTCTATCTCTTTGCCAGGGATCAACCACATCTCTGCAACACCATCCCAGAACGGGCGGATACCAAAAGCGCAAACGACCTTGCCCCTACCGATCCCGGCCCAGCTCATTCCGTCTACAGCATGATCCCAAACGTAGTTGATGTAGTTGGGTATCACGTTCTCAAAGTCTTTGTTCTCTTCTTTTAGGTTTATTCTGGCCAGATGATCGTAGGAAAGGGGCACGATATGCTCATCATGGCCCATTCTTACCTGTGGTAACTGCACTAACGCCATCAGAAAATCTCGAAATCAGTGCTTGCGTTGAATGTCTGGCCACCCGCAAAGCTTCCACCGTATGTACCGCGCCGCAATCTTCGCTGTTCTCCACCACCGAGCATGAGATATCCAAACGCATCCCCGCAGTGAGAATGCTCATTCTTCACCGGCGCATCCTTAAACCGATCTTGCCCAGCGCCCATAGCCACACGCTTGAAGGTCTGTTGGTTGCGCTCGAAACCCAATCGACTGCAAGTGATCGAAAGCAGTAACCTCATAGATCTCATCCCGTTTGTTACCGGCGGGGTCTCCCCAGATCTGGACATCCGCCTTGTTAAAGCTTGCGGCGATCTTGCCTATAAGCTCTTGACCAAAACGCTCAAGCCCCATGTCAAACGTAACAAGCTCATCCAGGATCTTCCACGCACCTCCAGATGTTCGCTGCCCAAAGATAGCGGCAGGCGTCAAACCAAAGTCAACGCCGATCTGTAGAGGGTATTGTGGATCATACTGCACATCGGCAGACATCATTTCATCGTCATACTCTGGCCAGACAGGTCTGCCCTCTTGCACAAAGGTAAACTTACCTTCTGCATAACACCTGATCCAGTCAGCATTCTTGCCGCCAAGGAGCTGTTCGTAGTAGCCATCCGGCAGATGTGACTTGTTCTCAGCAGATGGATTAACCATCCACCACTTGCCACCGGAAAACACAAAACCATTTGCTTCCGGGTTCTCTGGTAGATCCTTGGCCGACACCTCCAAGACCCCACCTGGCTGACGATAGAACTTCCAGGGGAACCGGCCACCGATAGGGTTTTTCTCTGACAGCTCATGCCACCAGTGATCTGCATCGGGCGGGTTAGTATCCATAATAATCCCGTACCAGGACGCACCACCGTCTGATTTGGTGGGATAACGGCCAACGCGGTGAGTAAGGCCATCGATCACAGCCTTCGGAAGCTCTCTCGCTTCATTCACCCATGCCCCGGTCAGCTCCAAAGACAGCAGCTTGCGCACATCTTGCGGCGTGGAAAGGGCCATGAAGATAACCTCACAGTCGATACCAGGAGCATTATCTCTGCTGGGGAGTTTAAGATGGTGGGTAATGGGTGGTTGCCAGCGCATCGGACCCCAGACATCCTCTGGAAACAACTCAGCCCAGGTCTTAATCGTGGTTGTTCTTAGCTCTGGATAGGTGTTCCGCACGATTACAAACCGTGAATACCGAATACCATCACGCGGTGAGGGCTTTTGCTGGACAGCTTTTAGCATTATCTCAGCAGCGCAGCCGTATGACTTACCAGATCCAACCGGCCCCATCAGGCCACGGACAAAAGATTTATCGTGTAGAAACTTCCAAACCGTAGCAGACTTAGAAAAATCCAAGTTCATGCTGGGAAGATCACTCATCATCAGCCTCATACGTTGTGGTAATGTCTGGCCCCTTCATGTTGATCCCAATGATCGAAGGCTTGTCCACGTTCTTCTCCACATCGAGCAAGCCACTAGCTTTAGCCAAGACACGCAGAACGCTCACCTTGTCAAACATCTCAATTGTTGTGCCGTACTGCCCGACAGTAACCTTCTTAATCGAAGCCAATGCCTCATCAGGGATCTCATCCAT